GCTATACACTGGCCCACAACCAGCACCTTAAAGTAGGTGAAACTATCCATTTTGTAACTGTTGGATTAAACAGGACTGTAATAGTACAAACAAGGTGTGCCGCGAAACCAAAATAAGTTAAAGTCTTCCCCAGCACCCATGTACAACTTATAGGCCACATCTGCCACTCCGGCTGCAGTGGTCGTACGATCAGCCTCGACCACAATAACAGAATTCTCAAATGTCGTATCAGTCGTTGTTGTCAAAGTTGTTGGGTGGAAGCGCCGTGTTGAAGCATACGGAACTTCAATAGTCTGCAGTCGTGCATCAGCAATGTGAACATAACCATCAGCAGATCTATCGGTTGTCCGCAACGTAGCCGGAGCATTAGCCACCGGAGTTGTTCCTACTGAAGAAAAAGGAGTATCGAGCTCGTAACCACGATATACACTAATATTGGCAAAGTTCTGGGTGTTAAGCGTTAATACGCCCATGCGCACAGAACCCTTCCAATATGTGTATCCCTGAGTGGCCCAGACAATGGGTGTGAGTGGAATTTGCTTTCGCTTGTTAGTTCCAGTACCATCCCAACCACTTATGTTATATCCGGGCCCATAAGCCACTGGTGTTGTAGCGTGATAATCCCGAAACCAAGTGTACTCGTTAGCTGCAAAGGTTATGTTATTTCTAACAAACCGAACGAAATTATACCTTTTCAGTAGTTTACGAAAACTCCTGGTGACATCAGTTGTTGTGTACCCAACTGTTGTGTTGGGCACCTTCGGCACCAAATCTGGAAAGCTCTTTGTTACAAATTCTTCTGAGTCTGTGACACCAGCCTGCAAATCAAGAGGTTCCTCTTCGACCGCAGGCAATTCTTCTTTCAACAAAGCCACAGTCGGTGCTGCTGGATACAAAGCAAACTGTTTCATGTGTTCAAAGTATGGTTCAGCAACTTCCAAATCTGGCATGCTGACCCACACGTTCACACCAACTGCTGTGGTCGAAGTCACGTTTGTAACAAGTTCATTCAACACATATACAGTTATAACACCATTATGAAAATTCGTGTTTGCTGTCTGTCCTGCTGCATTAATACATCGACTCAATGTCATATCTGCAGTGGTTATAGCAGTGCGACACAATGGAGCAAAAGTAGACCAGCCGACATCAAACTCAAAATCACGATTCTCGGCGACGTCAACAATCATGCACTTTGTGACTTGCTCCTGTGGACTAGAAGGACTGCCAACAGCATCCCACACCACAAGCAACCGTCCACGATGAAAAGCATTTGCCACAATTTGCAGCCGCACCTTTAAAGAACCACGCCAATACCTAAAATTCGACGCCACGAATCCCATTGGTGTGAGTTGCAATGCAGTAGCATTAAGCAGCGGCCTAGTGCCAGGCTCGTTGAGCATAGGGGTCACAGGCATGGAAAACAGAATAGTATTCCTAGCATCTGACGGAAGCCAATTGACAACATCAATCAAGCTCGGAATCTTAGCAATCTCTGCGAAATTCATCATGTCCCCACTGAACCCAACTACTGAAGGGTCAACAGGCATCTGCTGATTAGTAGACGTTCCCAATGTACGGCATGTGTCAACACCATCATGTGGAGACATATGTGGCAGCACATCAACGTTCCTAATAAAAGGGGCCTCATCTGTGGGTTTAGAAAATCCCATAGCAAAAGCCATATCGGAACCCAACTTAGCTGCCATTTCAGCAGCAGTCATCCACTTTCCAATGACAGGCACCATTTTTGCCGAGGCGGCTATCTTAGAAATGATTCCAAGACTTTGACTCAACGAACCTTGTTGTTCATCACCAGATTGGGCAGCGAGTCCCTGCATGTTAGTCTGTGTTGCACCACTCAACTTGACATTCTCACACCACGCATACACTGTGTACGACAATGCCTTAGTCGATGAGAGTTGCCTCAAAGTGTTCAATGACCTCAACCAAACTTCCCCCCAATTATTAAACCGGGTGGACATAAGATCATGGCCGTCAAACAAAGCGTGCATAGGTATGCTCAACTCACCCCCAGTACTTGTACTAGCATCGATCAACACATGCATGCGTTGTGAAGCTTGCATAATATCTGGGAAGAAAGCAGATGGCGCAAAATATCTCACATCAGAAGACATCGGAAATGAAGGATTCGAACAAGGGCAATACGACATGAGAGCACACCCCCATGCCATTGGATTGCCATTTATAACAAGCTTGACCTTCAAATCTCCGTTGAATGTTCGAAAATTGTTCAACCTATTCGAAATCCTAGAATTAGTTGACCACAATTGCCATGGATTGAACACCAAGTCGAGTTCACCATTCACTGTCCATGTTCCATTTGCAATTTCAACTGGGCGCCTGAAGAAATGTCTCAAGCTCAATTCGTCATCGTAAATGGCTTCCTGTGACACAGTTTGTATTGATGGCGAACCTTCAACAGCAGTAGCTGCGTCAACAAATGTTGTTGTGGGAGTCTCAACGACATCACCACTTTGGTTATATAGCGGGGCATCCACCCCTAGCACCAAACAGGGTGCTACTGTATAAGGGTCTGGTTTTGACTGCGAGTCCAGACTTGAACTCTGAATATTTACATTGTTAAGAGTATATACAAATACAAAGCTTCTTAGGCTATAGTACAGGTTCCTTTTAATCATAAGAAATGTGTCACAAGGAAAACTGTGACACACTAATCAACCTCTTTGTCCTTCTATGCCTGCGATGCAGGCAAAATTATAGAACTAGGGAGATTGTCCATAGCACACGTGGCTTCAAGAACTAACACCTCTTTGTACAAGTTCATCAAGCGTGGAAAAATGCATTGATGCCCAAGTTCAAACTCAAGTTCATCTAGCTCACGTGAAATGACGGTTGAAAGTGAC